CATCAGTGATATCAAAATCTTCTAAGTGTTTTTTTTCAACTCCTTTTGAGGCATTCATCTTCTTTGCTGGTTTTTTCTCACTCATAATACATAATAGTTAAAATTTAGATAAAAATCAAAAAAAAAGAGCCGCCCCTTTTGGAGCGACTCTCTTTATAAGTAACATCAGGTTGATTATACCACCAAGCCGATAAGAGCGCGATTGTCGATGCAAAGGCGACCCTCTTCAACTTTACCGTAGTATCCAATCTTGTTCTGACGAACAGAAAACTGATCGTCAACAAGGACTTGGAATTCAGATGGTGATCCCTCACCAACAACGGTAGGACGGATAAGAGCATCCTTAGAACGGTCGATACCGATGAGAATTTCATCATCAGCAGTTACCCAAGTTCCAGATCCTCCACCACCGATAACAGTAGCGCCTTCGGAAGCTACAACAGCACCAAAGAGCTTGTTGAAGCGTTGTCCGATGCCCATTTCATTGATCTCCATAACATTAATTCCGTAGAAAGAAGGAAGACCAGCAGCACTGAAGAGTTCTTGACGAAGAGCGTCAGGAGCAGGAAGACTGTCCTTAACTGCAGATCCGTAAGGGGCTTCAGCGGTGTTGATTGGGTTATAAGCCATTGCCCGAAGCTCCTCGACCATTTCTGGAGAAACAAGGAGATCAGAAATACCAGACTTAACGCCACCAACAGGAGTTCCTCCACTGAAGGAGCTATTGATACGCTTACTCTTGGTAATCAGGTTATTAAAGTCTGCAAGGACAAAACGGTCAGCAGCAGAAGAACCAATGATGCTTCCACCAGCGGTTGTTCCAGTTCCAGTTCCTTTTACCAAAGCGGTAGCTAGAACGTTGAAAGCTGTAGTTGTCTGCTTGAGCAGGACTTCTTGAGCCATCCGAGTGAAAGTCTTGCTGACAACATCGAGGCGAGCCTTACGGACATACTTGCGATCAAACGCAAGAGCACTATCCAAAGTGTAAGTGCTAAACTTCAACTCATTGTGAGCAGGGAAGACTTGACTGTATGGAAGCCCACCAGCAACCTGCTGAGAATACACTTCAATGTAATCCTCATCAGTGATATCGTGGAAAAGGTCCAAAGGAAGAGAAGGATTGTCATCTTCTCCATAAGAAATTGTAGTATACAGATTTCCAATGGTAGGAGCATTGTTAATCACTTCAGATACAACAGGTCCAAGCAATTCTGCAACTGCTGCCTGTGCCTCATAAGCCTCTTCACGATTATTAGATCCCATTGCCTTAATTAAGGCCAACTGATCTTCAGTTCTTTTAATTGTGATTTTCATTTTCGTAAGTTATTAGCAGTTAAGTTTAAGGATTGCATAAGCACCTGCGAAAGCATCAGTAGTCCCACCTTGAGACTCTCTGAGACCAGTGCCAATAAAGGTTCCGATATGGTGATTCCTATGCTCAGCATGTTTTGCAGGAGTAGCACTAGTAATACCAGTGATAGTTCCATTCAGAGATGGTAAAGCAAAATCGTTAACAGAAGGAGCAACACCATTGGTAAGACCATTGACGTTGATAGTGAAAATACCTTTAGTCGCGATAGGAACCGCTTCACCAGATACAACACACTGAAGTTCTTCCTTCTTTTCTGGGTAGTATAGAAGGTTTTCTCCGTTTTCGTCCTTCGCACGGACATCGCGCAAAAGAATCCCAAGAGCTTTTTCTCCAGCACCAGTAGCGGCCATTTTAGTGACCTTATAAGGAACTTCTGGATAGAGGGAAAGACCCTTACCTAGAGTAGATTGATACGAGTCTGCATCGCCTCGCCCAACATACTTGACAGGCTCATCACTAAGGTTAGCAGCGCTTACCTTAACAACAGAACCCGCTTCACCTGTTTCAGCATCGAGAGAATAGAAGTTAATAACATCATTCTCGTCGTATTGACGAAACGGCATTAAACGTGTAATTTCGTTAGCCATAATATATAATATTTAATTTTTTTAGTTTGCAACTTCTACTGAGAAGTTCTTCTTGAGTCTCTCGACAAAAGAAATCTGTTCGCTTGCTTCAGCGTTATTATTCGGAATAGAAGCTTCTGCTTCATCTCCCTCGACTTCAAGCTCTTCTTCCGACTCTTCTTCGTCAGCTGCCTCTTCTTCGGGTTCATCACCCTCTTCGCGGCTAGCGACAGCTTCGTCGATACGAGCTTTAATCTCTGCTTCTTTAGCCTCAATATTTTTCTTGAGCTTATGAGCAAAAATAACTTCAAGCTTATCCTTATAGGAATTAAAATCTTCTTCGGAAGAACCTAGATCCTTAACTTCAGCTGTAACCAAAGCGAGTTCTTTCTCGTTAAGGTCATAATCGCTATCAATAAAATTCATGCGGTCATTGAAAAGGTCAACAGCAGCTTTTGCTTCAACCTCGCCCTTAAGAGCATCTAGTTCTTCTTTTGTTTGCTTAAAAGAGTCTTGCAACTCACTAAGCTCAGCTTCAGCCTTAGCCTTAGCTTCCTGTTCAACTTGCATCTTGGAAGTCCAAGACTCGTTGTGTTCTACGAGAGTATCTCGGATACTTTCGCTAACAGTTTTAGCCTCAGAGCCTTCCTTCACAGCAGAAGCAACACTCTTGGTCAACTGACAGATTAATTGATCAAATTGTTCGTTATCCATATTAAAAATACTTTTTAATTTGTTTGACTTTACATTAATATTACTATTTCGGGAAATTTTTTCTACTTTTTTGTTTATTGGGTCTTCTTGTGTTGTATAAACTCCTGTCACTGCTGCTGCAGGATTTTTAGTTAATGCAGCTCCCAAAGGATAAGTTTGACCTACAATTAATCGATTGACAGGGTTGCCATTTTGATCGACTCCCTTGCCTCCTAACCCTCTAATATATTGCTTCAAGTCTTCTTTTTCAGCCCCTTCTGCTATACTAGATTCATTTAGATACTTAGAACCAACAGCTACTTCAAATTCTTTAAATGCTAATTCCCAGCTAGTAGAAATACTTTGATAAGATGCATCTTCCTCTTCTGAAGCCTCTACAATCGCTTCAGCTAATTCTGGGAAGACTGATTTATATATCAATCCAGCTGCATTAATATAAAACGGTTCTTTTTTATCTGCATAGGATTCAATATCATTATCCTTGAAGTCAAACTCCTTATCAGAGAATGAAGCATTAATCATATGTCCAACAATTTTGTCTTTTTTGTGTTCAATATTAATTGGCTTGTTAATAAAACGTTTAACAGCAGCAATGGCGGTTTTGGCGTCAATACCGTCTCCATTTTTATTAAACTCGTTTACCTTCGCCAAGTTAAATACAACAGGTAAAACATCTATATTTTCTTCTGGATTAAAATCTTCTGGCAGTAAAGATTCTGCAGCTTCTTGAAGGGAACCTTGGGAAAGCCCAAATGATTCAAACTCTTCGTTTTTAATCTCTCTTACTCTTCCTTTAAATAAGCAAATGTTAAAATCATCCAATAACATATTAAGTCTTACACAGAAATTTGAGTTGAATGATATAAAATTGCTGAAGCTAAGTCATCTAATTGATGTTGACAGCCTAATTCTAAAACCTTTTGATTTACCGCGAGAGAAGATAATTTGTCTAAATCTTGAACTATTTCAGATAAAGTGGATTCCCAATCAGCACTATCTTTAGCAATAACAATAGATTCACATACTTGGGTTACCATTTCTTTCTTTTGCTTTGACATTCTTTTAAGTCCAAACTTTGAAGCGAATTCTCTAAATGCCAATATTTCAAGCTCATTAATTTTTTTAGTTGCTTCTACGATATTTTTCTTTGAATAAGAGGAGTTAGATACTCCAATCGGTCTCCCACCAGATGGAGAAATAGCTTTAGGCTGGCTAGGTTCAGAATCATCTTCTTGTTCTTCGTTATATAAATTAATAGTATTAACAAGAGGCATGTAATGTCCTTTTTCACGCTCTTCTTTAAATTTATCTTGAGCCTCCTGCATCTCAGCAGCTTGAGGGAAAACTCCAGTGTGAACCACCTTCATCCCCTGTTCTGGAGTGAGGACTCCTAGCTCCATAAGTCTTGTAGCAAGCTTTGACAAATTATTGTCGTCCATAGTGTCTGTATGAGCAAATTTAGCTTCGGGCCAAGAACGAAGACCAGCAGCCTTGCATATTCTTCTGATCTCAGGATTAATAAAGTCATTTAGGAAGGCTCTACGAGACTCTTCTAATCTCTGGAAGAAAACCTTCATTTTGATTTGAGTATCTGAATATTTGGATTCTCCTATAAGAATATTCTGTAAACCCTGCTCAATATCTCTGTTTAAGACTTCGTATTTTTCTGGGCCTACGACCTTCCGAATATCTGGAATGATAAAATCTGCTTTTGTTGTATAGTCAGAAACAAGAACCCGACCAACGCTTTGATTCTTGAAGATCTGCTGCATCGCAGCTAGGTTGCGGTGATTAACCCCCCCTTTATCTGGTTCATTACCCATGGTAACAAGCAAGACAACGTTTTCAATAGAGCGACTTATCGCTTGATCAATATTTTTCAATTCAATCTTTCTGTTGAGGTCATCAAGAACAGAATAACCGAGAGGAATAGCTAATGGCTCATAATCTTGTTTTTTAGCAAACACAACATGCAAGAGTTGTGGGTCAAGTTTAATTTGAACTCTAGTCATTGCATAAGCGTTCTTTCCTGATTTAAGAGCTTGTTGAACGTCCTCTGGCAAAGATTTGAACATCTCTAACTCATGATCTGTCTCAGGTTTCTGTAATCGAGAAATTTCAAATGGGGATAATACTTTAAAATATTCATAACCGCTAAATGAAACAGAACCCTTGGTTGCAATGTCTGTAGGATTAATTAGCAAATATCTAATTGGTATCTCTTTTCTTGAGCTAGCTCCATAAGCTTCTAGCATTTTTTGAGAATTCTTAAGTGGAATTTTTCCATCTACCCGATACAAAAAAACATTTCCTGAACGGTAATATTCTCGGAAGTATTGTTGTTTTAAATCATGCATCTTGATTCTTTTGAACCAAGCATCAATAAATTTTTTTGATTTTTCAGTGCCTCCTTCTAAATACAACTCTGAATCAGCAAACTCTGATAAAAGGTCAATCGTTCCTTTAAATGAAGAAATATTAAAATAAGCTTTTTGACAAAGCTCTACAGCCTCTTTTGCATCTGCAGAATCTTTTTCGTAGTTAAATGGCAATATGCCACTCTTGATATTCTCAAATTTATTGCTAAAGCCTGAAGTGGCAACCGCATTGGTACGAGCTTTCGTTCTAGCTGTAGGAGAGTCTAAGCGAGACGACTCTGAGCTGAAAACAGGTTCTCCAATTAGTTCTGGCTGAAAACCCTCCTCTTGAGGCTGGAGTAGGTTTTCAAGTGGAATTTTTTTCTTATTGAACTTTTCCCAATACTCTGATCTCTTGGTATATTTACGAGGCATATGAAAGTTTACACTAAAGTTATAAAAGTTACTTTGAAACTTTTCAACTTGAATGTAAAGCTATACTAAAATCAGCGTTTACAGAACCATTATTACCATTAGCATTGATAACATTTACTAAAATATCT